CAGGTACTCAAGAAGACATGGAGTTGTCCTTCTATCGTGCCAATGGTGCGACAAGTTATTCGTTACGTGACGCTGAAGATCAGTTTTTAACTGGTAGAGGTTACACTGTAGGTGCAGTAGAAGACAAGTGGAAAGCATATCTTTTATCCTTTGGTTACACTGGCGCAGTGGATGATATGATTGTACGGTTTTGGAATGATGTGGGTGCTGCTATTGCTAACAATCTGTTACTAGAAACTGGCGACGATATTCTTCTAGAAACTGGTGAATACCTATTGTTGGAGAGTTGATATGCCCTACATGACAAACGGTAAACGTGATTATAAAAAACAACAGGCATATGATGGTAAACCATCTGTTGTAAAAGATAGAGCTAAACGTAATGGTGCTCGTCGTATGTTAGAGAGTGAAGGTAAAGTATCTAAGGGTGACGGTAAAGATGTTGACCATAAGAAGCCACTGAGTAAAGGTGGTGGTAATGGTAAGTCTAATTTACGTGTTACTAGTAAGACTTCTAACCGCAGTTTTCCTCGTAAGAAAAATGGAGCTATGAAATGAAACCCGGATTGTATGCTAATATTAACGCCAAACGTAAACGGATAGCCGAAGGCAGTAAAGAAAAAATGCGTAAACCGGGCACTAAAGGTGCTCCTACTGCTAAAGCTTTTAAAGAGTCTGCAAAGACTGCAAAGAAAGGTAAGTGATGGCTAAAGACCCTAGATTAGAACGTGCTGGTGTTGCTGGATTCAATAAACCAAAACGTACACCTAGCCATGCAACTAAAAGCCACGTTGTTGTAGCTAAAGAAGGTGATAAAGTAAAAACTATTCGCTTTGGTCAACAAGGTGTATCAGGTGACAAAGAACCTACAGCACGACAAAAGAGTTTTAAAGCACGACATGCAAGCAACATTGCTAAAGGCAAGATGAGTGCTGCATATTGGGCAGATAAGGTTAAATGGTAATGTCTGAAAAAGAACTAGTAAAGCAAGCGGCAGAGGAAGACTTACTCACGTTTATTCGACTAGTTGCACCACACCGAGTACTTGGTGCAGTGCACGAAGAATTGTGTGCATGGTGGCAGCGTCAAGATGCAAAGGACAACCAGCTTGTCCTGCTTCCACGTGACCACCAGAAGAGTGCAATGATTGCCTATCGTGTGGCACACCACATTACAAAGAATCCAGAAGCCACTGTACTGTACGTATCTGCTACAGCTAACTTGGCTGAAAAGCAATTAAAAGCTGTTAAAGACATTCTATTGTCTGACATTTATCGTTTCTATTGGCCTGAGATGGTTAATGATATGGAAGGTAAACGAGAGCGTTGGGCTGTTGATGAGATTAGTGTAGACCATCCTAAACGTAAAGCCGAAGGTATTCGTGATGCCACAATTAAAGCTGCAGGTATTACGGCTAACGTTACTGGTTTGCATTGTTCTATTGCTGTGCTAGATGACGTTGTAGTTCCAGATAATGCCTATTCACAGATTGGGCGTGACCAAGTAAGGGCGTTTTATTCGCAACTATCTTCCATTGAATCTACTGGTGCAAAAGAATGGGCAGTAGGTACTCGTTACCATCCCGGTGATTTGTACAAAGATATGATGGAAATGACTGAATCCTATTACGATGATGTTAAGGATGAAGAAGTTGAGCTAGAAGTATACGAGACATTTGAACGTGTTGTAGAAACTAATGGTGAGTTTTTGTGGCCTAAACAACGTCGTACTGATGGTAAGACGTTTGGCTTTGACCAGAAAGAACTTGCTCGCAAGAAAGCAAAGTATTTGGACATTACACAGTTTTATGCCCAATACTACAATAATCCCAATGCAGTTGAGACACAACTCATTGATCGTAGTAGATTTAATTATTACGAAAGAGATAAAATTGAGAACTTTAGCGGTGCTTGGTACTTTGGCGATAAGCTTCTACACGTGTACGCAGCTATGGATTTTGCGTACACAGTTAACCACAATTCAGACTATACAGTCATTGCAGTGGTAGGCATTGACGAAGATAACAACTATTATGTTTTAGACATTGATAGATTTAAAACAAATAAGATTTCTGTAATGTATGACAAAGCAGAAACCGTATATCGTAAATGGCGATTTAAGAAAATGCGGTGTGAGGTTGTAGCTGCACAGCGACTCATTGTTAGCCAGTTTAGAGACTACATGCGTAGTCAAAACATTGTCTTTACTATTGATGAATACAATCCTCCTAGGACAATGAACAAAGCAGAACGTATTGCATCTATTTTAGAACCACGTTATAGCAACAATCAAATTTGGCATTACAAAGGTGGTAATTGCCAAACACTAGAAGAAGAACTCATTATGAACAATCCAGAACATGATGACGTTAAAGACGCTTTAGCCGCTTGTGTAGAGATTTGTAAGTCTCCAGTATCTAGTAGATCATGGGGTAAAAAATCCAACATTATTGCATTTAATTCAAAGTTTGGTGGCGTAGCCTACTAAGAGGAAAATATGAACGAAAACGTACAAGTAAGTTTTAATGACGATGCACTAGCAAATAAAATTGCTGACATGTGGGTTAAGTGGGATACTAACCGTTCTGTTTGGAAATCTGACCAACAAGAATTACGTAACTATTTGTTTGCTACAGATACACGTAAAACTAGTAACAGCAAACTTCCTTGGAAGAACTCTACAGTTACTCCTAAACTTACTCAGATTAGAGACAACTTACATGCCAATTATATGGCTGCGTTGTTTCCATCTGAGAATTGGTTTTTCTGGGAAGCTACAGACAAAGGTGTAGAACTTACTAAAAAGCGTTATGCCATTACAAACTACATGAAACAGAAGTTAAAAGCATCTAACTTTCAGCTTCTTGTTTCTCAACTTGTATATGACTACATTGATTTTGGTAACGTTATTGTCACTTATGACTACGTTCGGGACACCATTAGCGATAGTACAGGTAATGTTGTAAGCAAATACATTGGCCCTAAAGCCTATCGTATTAACCCTACAGATTTGGTGTTTAATCCATTAGCTGAGACTTTTGACAAGACTCCTGTGGTGCGTCGTATGCTTAAGTCATTAGGTGATTTAATGACTGACATAGAAACTAAACCAGCGTTAAATTACAGCAAAGGTGTTTTAGACAAAGCATTACAATTCCGTCAAAACTATCGTGATGACCCTGAATTCAAAAAAGAATTGAACATGGCTATTGACGGCTTTGGTAGTGCTGATGAATACTTAGAAAGCGACATGGTTGAGTTGCTGGAGTTCTGGGGAGACATTTACGATCCCGACACGAAGACGCTTTTACGCAACCAGTTAGTGACAATTATCGACCGTAAGTGGGTTTTACGTAAACAACCTAATCCAATGTGGACAGGTAGCAAACCTATGTTCCATTGTGGTTGGAGATTGCGTACAGATAACTTGTGGGCACAAGGCCCACTAGACCAGTTGGTTGGTATGCAATATCGTATTGACCACTTGGAGAACTTGAAGGCTGACGTATTTGACCTTATTGCCTACCCTGTTATGGTGGTTAAAGGTAACACTGTAGAAGAGTTTGAATACGAACCCGGAGCTACTGTGTTTGTTGGTGACGAAGGTGGTTTGGAGTTTATGCGTCCTGATGCTACAGCATTGCAAGCAGACCTCCAAATTAACGAGCTTATGAACCGCATGGAAGAGCTTGCAGGAGCACCTAAACAGGCTATGGGTATACGTACCCCCGGAGAGAAGACTAAATACGAAGTACAGAGCCTAGAGAACGCTGCTGGACGTATCTTTCAAAGTAAGGTAAGCTGGTTTGAACGTAACATTCTAGAACCACTCCTTAACGGCATGTTGGCTGAATCTGTACGTAACTTTGAAGGTGTAGAGCGTATTCGTTCAGTTGATGAAGATTATGGTACTGTATCCTTTGTTGAAGTGACTAAAGATGACTTAATGGCTGCTGGTAAAATCTACCCATTAGGTGCTCGTCATTACGGTGAACAAGCTAGATTTATTCAAGAGTTGTCGCAGACAATGGCTGCTGTACAAGCTATGCCTACAGTTGCTGCCCACATCAGTGGTAAAGCTATTGCCAAGGCATTGGAAGAGAATCTTGGTTGGCAGAACTACCGTATTGTACAAGACAATGCTATGATTTTTGAACAAGCTGAAACACAGCGATTGATGAATCAGGTATCTGAAGATATACAAACTGAAGCAACTATTAACCCCGAAGGGCCACCTATTGACATGCCACAATAATTGTGGTAGTATAATATATATATTATATAGTATTAATTATATTATATAATAATATATATATATATATAAATAGGATATATAATGAATAAACTATTACTAAATAATAAACCTAAAGATAGTAGTAATGAAGAGTTTATTAAAGCTTGGAATAATAGTAGTTATACTTTAGAAGCTTTATATAAAACATTACTAGTATTAAAAGAAGAAATTAATAGTATTAAAAAGGATGATTTTGACTGTCCTAACCATTACGCTAAATTGGCGTACAATTTAGGGCAGATGAAAGCATTTGATTTAATTGTCTCAATGTTACCTGATACAGCTAAAAAGTGACATTTTTCAAATAGCCTACTCTAAGGCTACCAATTTTTAAAGGAATTTCCGCATGACCAATGCAACAATCTTTAACGGTGAGAACGACAATCCTCCCGCTAATCAACCACCAGCGACAACTGATGGATCGCTTTTCACTGCTCTAGTGGGTGAACAGCAAAAATACAAAACTCCAGATGATTTAGCTAAAGCATATAACAATGCTGACCAGTTTATCGAAACCTTGAAAGAGGAAAATCGTAGACTACGTGAGCAAGCAGCTTCCGCTAAAACCATTGATGAAGTTTTGGAACGTATGTCGAAACAAAGTGGTGCACCAGAGGCCGACAATCCTCCTGTACAGGGCTTAACCCCTGATGTTGTGCAACAGCTTGTAGAGAGGACGTTAGAGGGTCGTAAACAGCAAGATAGTAAGAATGGCAATTTGCTTAGGGCTGATGCTCTTATGAAAGAGAAATTCGGTGATAAAGCAGAACAGATGTTTAAGCAAAAAGCTTCTACACCTGAAAAGGCTAAAATTCTTATGGAACTAGCTGCAAATGATCCAACAGAGTTTGTGTCATTGTTTAACGGTGTTCAACTACCAACTAATAATTTTGATACTGGCTCTGTAAATACAACTTCTGTAGCTTCCAGTGGAGGTGATCGTACAAGGATTGAAGGAACAAAAGAATGGGCTGCTAAAGTCCGTAAAGATGATCCTAACACTTATTGGTCACAAGAATTCCAATATAAGTTACAACAAACTGTTTCTAAAAACCCGACCCTATATTTTGGTCAATAAGGAGAATTTAAATGGCTGGTGTT